TAAGAGTCTGAAGATTCCTAAGAGTCATTTTACGAGCAGCTCTTTCTTCAAATGTCAACAGAGTCGTTTTAGTTTCGCCTTCTTCTGAGCTTTCTTCAACGACTTCTTCTTGACTGTCATAAAGTTCTTCCTTAGTGGTAACACTATCTATAACATCAGATTTTTCCATCATCTCCTCTTTCTTAGGATTGATTTTAATCTTAGTCTTTTTCTCTTGCAGCTGCTGAAAACTAAGCATCGGTTTTCTCATCCAATTCTAAAATTGCTTGTATCTCTTCATCAGAAAATAGACCAGACTCTATTAGATCATCAATAATTTCTGTCTCTTCTCTGTTAAGTCTCTTCTTAGCTTGTGCCTTATAAAGACGACCTGCCTGTGCATTTTTCTTAGCAGCACCTTCCTTATCACCAGCAGCAGCAAGTTTACCACGCTTCTTATCTGCTTCCTTAGAAGCTTTAAGTGCTAGGTCAGGAGAGATTTCCTGTAAAGACTGTTGATATGCTTCAACCTCCTCATTGGTTGCTTTACATTCCTTTGTTGTGTGCTCATATGAACCACACTTCTTACAGCAATCCTTATTCTCTGTTACTTCTACTTCTTCCTTTTGATCCTTTTTCTTCTCTTTCTTCTCCCTCTTGGAGATCTTACCATCTACATCACTTTTCTCGTACCACTTACCATCACCATCGTCATCTTGCCAACGCTCTGGTTTTGAATCTTCTTTCTTTTTGCCTTCATACACTTGCTTAAGTGCATCGGTCATATCTGGTAATTCGTTAAGGTTCATCGTGCTGTTTTTATTCTACCTTTTTTATTTATCTTCTTTATGAATTCACCTGGTGTCATCTGTCTTAAAACATTAGCAAGTTCATCAGTTCCTATCTCACCAGCAGGGGTAAAATTGAAACCTTTAATGTCGTTATGTTCTACTAGATCTTTTAACCAAGAACGGTAAACGTTATCATGCTCATCAATAGTGATGACATAATTGCTACCACGGCTAACAACTTTACCAATGATCCCTGTGTTAACATTCTCTACAAAACAACCGACTGAGAAAAGACCTTGTTCAAAATATGCTTCACGCAATCCCTTCGGATCTAATTTAGGTGCGATCTCATATAACTGATAGGAAACTTCACCAAAATCTTCAATACATTCTTCAACCTGCATAGACTGACGTAATGTATTATAAAGTTCTTGTCTATCTTTTCTACTTAACCCTTTAGGCATTCCAGCAACAAATGTATCATAGTCATCTTCTGCTGCTGCCTTCCTTAGTTTAGATGCAGACATACCTTCTACACCCTCACCATCAGGATCTCTATCACCTGCTGAGGTTACTTTAATATCATCAAAATTATATGCCTTACCATTATATTTGGTTGCTAGTGAATTGAATTCACTGACCCTATCACCACCCACCACAATATTAACGCTGCTATATCCTTCATCATCAAGGGCAGTAAGGACATCGAAGATAGTACGCATATCGTCATTAGCGACAATGTTGTTAGTATGATCGGGATATGCTTTATGCATAAACTTAACCTTCGTTGAAGGATCGAGTGGGTTCTTCTTAGGATCCTGCGTCCTTGAGGGGTATATTCTATACTCTCCATTCTTTGCTGAGTTAGCTACTTTTTTAATTAAAGCCTCATGTCCAGTAGTAGGTGGATTAAATCTTCCAAATGTAATAGATATGCTACCTTGATCGACCTTACCATCGCCTCCTTCCGTTTCTTCTCCTCCATTAACCTGATCTCCTTGTTGCTGATCTGCGGTTAGTTTTACAAGTTTACCTTGCTGACTCATGTGAGTTACATTACCTCTTACGTCGGCATACTTACCGTACCCCACGTGAGTCAGATTTAATTTCTCTGCTTCTTTAGCCGCAAAAGATCTTTGGGCTTCGTTTAGAAATGAACTAAACTTTTTCATGCTTCCAATTTTTATTAAGATTAAAGTTTGCTCTGCTAAAGGTCAGTCTATCTACAATTTTATATGGACTATCTGAGATGGTCACAAACCCTTCATGTTCTGAAGGTTGGTCATCAATATAACACTTGACTCCATCATTAACAGTAATCTCATTGAGAAGACGATGTTTCAGTTGAACGATCAAGTGCCAAGTATTAAACGTAGACACGTTGACTTCATGCTTATATTTATCATCTAACGTATCATACATTTTTTGAGCACGCGGAATCTTACCTTCACGAACAAAAGAATTAATATGTTTAGATATTTCCATACGTGATTTAGGTGTCTTCGATAATATTATTGATGGTAATGCTGCTATCAAATGCTTCCATCCTAATGGTGGTTCTACCTCTGCATTAGAAGTATCTACCATATAACAATCATCTGATGAATCTAATTTCACACCTATCTTTGCCTCTGCATTAGGACTTAATTCAGTATACTCTGTGTGTGGTGCTACAATAATTCTAGAATAAACTGGACTAGGAAAATTATAGGTAATAGTATTAGGCTGATAAACACTACCTCCCCCAACGCCAATCCAGTCACACTGGATAATGCGGTGGTACCTAGGAAGATGGCGAAAGCAAAGCCTAAGAATATCAGCAACAGCACCTTTATGGTTTTTGTCAATGTCTTCAGGTGAATAATTTATCTTAGGTCTCCTCTTATTGAATACTGATTTAGTACCAACAAAGAACTGACCGTTAGAAGGATTTATACCAAATACTATAGCAGGAGCTCCGTCCCACTTAACAGACAGTCTAGTAACTGTCACGAGTTCCTTTATCGCCTTGATAGCAGTCCTACGTCCATAAAGAATTGAATCTTCTGGGTGTTCTAGGTGCTTGTTTGGCATCGTATCCTGTCGTATACATGTATTATAACAGGAATCTAGGGAATTTTTATAGACCGTGTGCCAGTTTCTTAATAGACCTTAGCGTAAGCACTAGCACGGAAGGTAGTTTTCATAGTACCTGGCATCGCTTTACCAAGTAAATCTGCACCCATCTCTTCCTTAGTCAAACCAGTTGTTGAACTGATTGCTGCAGCAAGTTCATATAGGTTCTGTATGACCCTCTTCTGGGCAGCAGCATTACTAATTCCACCTACTGCTACACCAACTTCTCCTGCTCTTGCCTTACTCCATAGTCCAGCACCAGTAAATTTACTTCTAAATCCTACAGGTGCTTTACCTATAGTATTCCATATCTCTTCAACATAATCACCAAGTCTTGCTGTATGAGGTTCTAATTCTCTTTCTGAACGTCTTGCTTTAGCACCACCAATTAACTGTTGTGAATTAAACCAAGGGGTTGTATCAATATCAATGTCCTCATACTTCTTTTGTATCTCATTTAATTTTTTAACACCCTCTCTACTGGTTTGATTAATAACTCTTTGGAAATTTGAAGCACCTATGTTACCCATCTTTGCAGCTGCATAAGACTTACCCAATTTAGTTTGAGTATATTCTAACTCTAACTTCTTATTATCAACATGATACTTAATTCTTATATGCTTTTGTGATCCTGCAACAACTGATCCTTGTACATTCTGTGCTCTTCTTGCTCGTGCTGCTTCTTTTAAAGATTGTTTTCCTTCAGGTAATGCAATAGTTTCAACAGTGAAGTTAATCTTCATGTCTTTATTGTCTTGAGTAAATTCTATGGTAGGAAGATTTCTCCTATTCAAAGAAAGAACTTGAACAAATTCTCCTGTATTAATCTCATCAATATGAGGAGGATATTTGTGTGGTTTCTTTAAAGATATTGGAAGTATATCTCTACTTCTAAATTTTGCTGCTATAAATTGATTACAAACTTCTAAAGAAGGTCTTCTACTAGAAAACCTAGCATTCATAGCACGCATATCTGAAAATCCTTTTGGACTTATAACCCACATATCAGCAGGGTTCCATTTATCTGTACTAGATGTTTGTCCTGTTCTTAGATACTGTGCATATGGATTATTAACACCTGATCCACCTTTACCATATATCTTATCATTAATTATTTGATGTTGTGCAGTAATACTATACCTATCTTTTAAGAATTTCATATTCTTACCTTGAGCATTCACCCACCAATCATTACTAGCAGACATTTTTGCACCAGGATTTAATGGTCTTGCTACAAACTCAACAAAATCTCTTTGAAAACTTGTACTACTAAAAGATATATGTGACTTAACTACAGATTGTAAGGATCTAACAGTAGACATATTCAATCCACCACTAGCTGTGATTGCCCATTTACCATTTACCTTAGTTTGTTGCGGTTGAGGATCTAATATTAAATCCTGCATAGTCATTGCTCTATTTCTTTTAGCAGCAAAGGCTAAACATAATTGTGCTAATACCTCAGATGCGGTTTCAGTCTGTAATGCCATTAGTTCAACACAGGTCTCCTTTATTATTTAGAATCCTATCCCTTATTCCAGCAGCAGACTTGTTATGTTCACATATTTTATTCAACCATATCCTTTCTGTAAGAGTAACTTCTCTATTAAGTCTTATCTTACAAGATAATTCACTAACACGTAATCTATGATCTTTAGAAAGCATTGATAACTGAAGGCAGAAGACTATGTTCTGCTTGCTGTATTGCTCTGGTCAATGATTCAACATTATCACCAGGTAATATAGGTACTGTTTGTTGTTTTATTATAGCACCAGAATCAAGATACTCATTAACAAAATGCACAGTGCATCCTGTCTCAGTTTCACCTGCTTTAAGTGCTTGTTCTACAGCGTGCAGACCTTTATACTTAGGTAACAATGATGGATGTAAATTTATAATACGTCCTGCAAACTCATCACAGAATTTCTTAGATACTATTCTCATCCATCCTGCCATAACAATCATGTCTACCTCATAAGCATTAAACAATGCAATGATCTCATCTTCATCCTTACTGTAACATGAAGGAATGTCTAGTCTCTCTGCTCTCTTCTTTGCTTTAGCTTTCTTTTTATTATAAACCATGATAACAATGTCATGTTTAGGACATGCATGATGAATGTTCTCAAAGTTAGAACCATTCCCTGAACACATAACTCCTAGTCTCATAATACTGGATACTCCTCGTTTCTTACGAATTCGGTTTTCATAGTCTTAAAATCTTCCATCAATCTTTGAACTTGTTTCTTATCAAGTCCAGCAAGTGA